GTGGTTGATGCTTTCATTTGTATGTTTAACGATAGTGCAGGGTAGTCGACACCGCCAATAGTCAGTGTGGTTGGTCTGCCGTCAGTGACCGCAACATTGGCTGCTAAGACTTTGGCTGCAACATTTAATGCGTTGCGGTATGCGTCTGCGTTGCTCGGCCCGAGACTGATAACTGTGACCGGGATTGATAGGTCAACAATGTTGTTATTAAATGCTGTAAATGACAGCGCGTCTAGCAGTACGCATGGCGCTTGCACATTGCGTGGGTCTGTGATGCACACAAGCCCTGTGATCGCGTTGAGCGTGCTTGCCAGCGTGTTAATGGCTGTGTTAAATAGATCGGTGTACGCCTGTGCTGCCATTAGGCAACCTGTGGTCTGTCAACACCTAGCAACTGTTTTACTAGTGGCGATAGTCCGTTAGTCGAGCCAGCCGACATGCCATCAAACGATGCAAAGTCGCTTATGCCACCGCGCTGGCGATACAACGCGCCACCATACATGATCGTGCCTAATGTGACATCACCGCTAGGCGATGTTGTAAGACTGTCAAAATATCCGACCTCTTGCCGACGACGATAACAAAATGCATTGGCAGCGCTTGCGCACTGTGTAACGAATGTTGTGTCGTCAGCGGTCGCGGTAGCGATACCTAGCCATGTCAATATTTGTGCTGCCGTAATCCATGTGCAGGTCTGTGTGTAAGTAACCGTGCCTGAGTAGTCAACATTAAATTCAACACTCGTGCCCGTGCATGCGTACAACACCTGATTAGGCACTGCAACATTTTCGTCAAATAACAGTTCGCCAGTTGTGCCGTCAACACCTGTAAACAAATATTGTGGCAACGCAAGCACTGTAAATGTGCCTGAGAATGGTGATGCTAAACCTGCAACTGTTACTGACTCACCTAACGCAATCTCGGTTGACTCGAGCGTGCTAATGCAGGCGTAGTTGTTTAGTAACTGCTTAGTTTGTGTTTTATAAGTTGCCATGGCGTTTAGTCCGCCATGCGACTAGGCGATTACGATGCCCTGAATGAACGATGACTTAGCGACAAATGTTGCGAAGTAACCGTAGTAACTAAATGTGCGACTAAGTGTTGACGGTACATCAACAGACAAGATGCCTTGCTGTGCTTCGTAAACTTCAAAGCCGGGTGCGTACACAACAAGCATTGTGCCTGATGCAAAGTTGTTATCTACAACTAGCGACAATCCCATGACATTCATTGTGTTGTAGCCAAGACCGCCGACTCGACCTAGCGAGTTTTGACCGACTACACCGTCAGTTACATAACCGAGCACTGGGCGCTTATTGCTGTCTAACTGTGCACCTAACTTTTCCCACACATCTGGCGATACGCACAAGTGTGTAGGGAAGTAGTTTGAGTCCTCAGCAATTTCTCGTGCCGCATCATACAAAGAGTTAATCAGTGATGTTGGGTCGCCTGCTGTAACTGTCCATGTTGAACCTGATGCAGTTTTGCCTGTTACCAAGTTGTCGGCAGCAATGTTGTCAGTAGCAATCAAGTACTCGCCAGCAAGATCGTTTAATACCAAGTTCATTGCAGCGGGATCGGTAAAGTCCATGTCCTGTCTGGTCATTGTGACCTGCCCTGACACGGTAGTTTTAGTGACCGTATTTGCGGCAATGACCATTGTTGTTGCACTAACTGCACTGCCTTCGGTTTGTGTTGCTGCCGAAGTGTGCGTTGTAATTGTTGGTCGTGTAAATGTTTTGCTTGGTGTTGCTGGCATTGCGCGTGCACCAAATGCTGTGACAACTGGTCGCACAAAATTGATGTCTTGGAATAGTGGCCCGAGTACAGGTACTGGTAAGAGTCCCGGTGTGTCAGTTGTAAGAATGTCACCAGCTGCTGCTTGCAACGCTGATTGACGCTTCATCGCAGCTGCTTTTGCTGCAGCCTGAACATTTACAAGTGTGTCGCCACCGATGTGCATTGCTGCAAGATATTCGCCCGGTGTTGGCATCGCAAATTCGCGTGCAGGCTTAGCCCACAACTTGTCAACAGTTGATTGTGCTGCTTCGACTACTGGTGTTTCAATTTGATCTGACATTGGTTTCTCCTGTGTAGGTATAGTTTCATTTAACTCTATTTGTGGTTGTGTTTGTGGGATACTCGCCGCAACTTGTGTTATGACTGCACCGCTGAATGCGCCTTCGCTGACTAGCGACAATTCTGACCAGACTGCTGACTCAATAATCATTGTGCCGTCATCGTCGTAACGAAATTTTGTAGGGTTCACGCCAACCGATACAGCGTCAATAACACCGTCTTTCATAAGTGTCATATATTCGTCTCCAAGACGAGTAGCGCTAATTTTGGCAGTAAACATCATTCCCTCTGGCGTGTCAACACGGTCAACTACTTTGCCAACAATTTGATTGCTGTCATGCTGACCTAAAATTTTTGGGTCACGACCTGTAGTCGGCAGTGAGCCTTGCTCAAATCGCACTTTTGTACCGTCAACAACTGTTGCTGTTTCATCGTAAGTTACTGCGACACCTGAGATTGACCGCGACGGTAGGCCCTCTACCGCCGCTGCGTCAACCGTGATCTGTGAGGGAACTAATTTGATCATAATTTTAGGATACTCCTATTTCGGTTTCGGTTTCGGTTTCTCGTAGGTCGCCCATTGCGTACTCGCCTGACAAATATTTCTCAACATCAAATTCAACATATGTGCCGTTAGGCAAAACATTATTCATGCTCAGCGTGCTGGCAATACATTCCGCGTACGCTTTTGCACCAAATGTCCACAAGTCCATGCGCGCCTCACTGCTCGACTGGTAAGAATATGACCCGACAGATATGCCTGCAAGATATGGCGGTATGTTGCATAGTCGCGCCATTTCCATCGCCTGAAATTCTGCCGAGTCAATTAACAACATTTTGTCAGGGCTTGTCAGTGTCTCGGTGTAGGTCACAAATTCGTTTAGCGCTGCAGTCTGGTTTGTTTCGCGTGCCGCATTAAACGCGCCAGCAAGATCTGCTAATTCCTGTGCCGATAGTGGCTCGCCACCTGTTTGACGCAACACGCCAGCCGGGATTGCACTGCTTGCGTTGCGGTAGCGCGCTGCTTCAAGTTTTAGCGCTGTTGCGACGGATTGTGTTGACATGTAAATGATGCCTTGTATTGGTGACAAGAATTGCACAACATCGTTAGGGTCTAATTCAGCGCCTTGAAACACAACTTGTTTTGACGGTGCAAACCACACTGGGCCAGCCTGATCTAGTGTTTGCACCATTGCTGCAGGTAGTCGAGTAAACGACGCTGGAAATCCGTCAGCGGTGCGCGATGTTATGTACCAGAATGCGCGACCATAAAAAAATAGGTCGTCAAATGTCCATGACATAATAAAGTTGTTTGGCAATTGTGGGTCAATCTTGCGTATCCAAGTGCGTGGGGCCTGAGGAATTTTTTCCATCTCGTCACCGTTCCAGATTTCCGTATACATTTTTAGCGACATGCAACCAAGCACTGATGCCATAAGATCGCGCGCTCGACTAACGGTCGGCACACTAATTGCACGATTGCGCGCGTCACCCTCAACATATGAGTAGTACTGACCAATCATTCCAGCGCCACCATTGTTAGCCGACTGATAAAGATTGCCAGCGGCAGCAGCCTTTTTTGGTACAGATTTTTGTGCGCGAATGTTGTCGCCAATAAATTCAATCAAAGTTCGTGCCATGTCTAAAGTATGCCACCGATCAAGTTACGCATGGTGTATAGGTGCTCGCCGCAAACAGACCGAGAAAGCAGGTAAACAGCGAGCCACCCACAAATACATTAGCGTGACGCAACGACGATCATAGGTTTTCCGCTTGAAGTTGGTCGGCTGGCAAGCGCTGCAGCCCACACCAAACATCGTGCCAACTCGATAGGCCCGGGTGATCGTTGACTAGATAGTGCAATGCTGTTTTGTGATCTGACCGCGACTGCGCGCTGTACATGCTCTGCCAGCATCTGTTCGCCTGTGTGCAAGATAAGTTTCTCGCCAATCATTGCTTTTATGCGTGGCGTAAATTTAAGTATTTCGCCGTAGCCGACAACAATGCGTTTGCGTTCTAAAGCGACAGGCCAATGCAAATCAATCGTCGGTGTGATCGCAAACCGTACAGCATTGCTGTTGCACAGTCTGTCAACTTCTGCCATGACTTGGTCAAATGTGTCAACCACAAACTCGACTGTGGCGACTGTGCGATGATCTGGCAACACGACACATCTGACACCGAAATATCTAGCGTCATCTAACGAGCACTCAATGGCGACTGTGCCGCCGTCAGGTATCGGGTCTGTGTATAGCAACTGTGGCCACACACCCGGCTGTATCCAAGCCTTATCGCTGGCGACCCACAGGTTGCAACTGGCGCGCAAAAATGATGCACGGTCAGGGTTCTCGGACTCTGCTTCAATAGTTTTCATTGTCAGTGTCGTACCGAGTGCAGGGTTTGACCATGCCCACGATGCTGGGTCTAGCGGTGACATGTCTGGTGGTGGTGACCATTCGGCAAAGTAAAAACTTGATGTGTGCCCTGTGTCGATAGCGCGCAATCCCTGCTCTCGCCATTTGAGCATCGCAGTACTTGCCTCAGTGCCAGCGGTAGACCACAGACTTAGTAGCGGTGATCGTTTGGCGCGTTGCGCTGGTATTAAACCGCCGTCAACAACATCGCGCCCAATATCCCACATTTCATCAGCCACGATTAGATCACATGACATACCGTGACCTACAGAATTATTGGCGGCACGCACAAACCATTTGCTACCGTCAGGCATCGTCACCGAATTACGGCCGTAAGACTTCATCAAATACGCATCAAAATATTTGTTAAGTATCGGTGCAAGATTGTCAAACAGCATGACCGCCAAGTCAAGACGGTGAGCAACCGTCAACACAGTTTGTTTAGCGTTACGCACTTTAGGCATCTCAGTCAACCACCAGCCAACGAGCGCCATAAGCGCAACCGTCTTACCGTTTTGTCGAGCCGTAGAAACAAGCGAAACACGATTAACTAAATCCTGCTCATCATCAAACAACAGTTGACCTTGCAGTGCGCGCACCTGCCAATCCATTAACTCAACATTTAAATACTGCCCTGCAAATTCCCTAACACCGTCAATGAATGACCCGGCATGCTCAGGCCACACCGTCTCGAGTCTTGGCTGATCTCTGCCAGTTACCGCCAGTTCAGGCTGGTCACCGCCAGTTGGGATAATCCTGACTTGGGTCGGGGTGAGTTCTGTTTGTTCATAAAAAACCGATTTTGTTTTTTGTTTTATTTCTATTCCGTGATCTCTTAATGCGTCTGCCCGTATTGTTTGGCGGTTGTTGTTTCGTTGTGCGACATATAGGTGTCCGAGTTTGTTGTTGCATGGTGCACAGATACCGCGTAGGTTTTCTAGTTCGTGTCCGCCACCTGCGTCTAATGGTGTGATGTGATCTACCTGTGTTGATGCTGCACGATTACATACTGTGCACATCGGCTGTTCTCTAAGTACTACCCCCCTGTTTTTTAGGTACTCGGGGTGTTTGTGTGCTTGACTCATAATGCACTACCGCGCGCTGTCGCGCTTGCTTGCGTTTGTGGTTGGTGATGTTTCATGTCGGGCTCGTCTCGGTTGTTTGTGTTTTGTTTTCAATGTTAGTCATGTGCTGATTAAACCTAGTGCGATAACCCCCCATGCGTTGCCTCAGTCGCATTCCCATATCTTTAATCATTGCTTCACCTGTATTACTACAGCGTGATCTACCCTCGTTACCGAGTGTCACCAACTGCCGTGCAACAGGCTTAGGTCATGCGCTACTAGTTATCGGTATGTCAACGGTATGTCAATCCCCTAGCGAGTCAATTACCTGCGATGCCTCTTGCTTACTTAACGCCTCAATGCTTGAGTATTGGTTGTTTAGCAGTTTGTTGATGTATGGCATTAATTCTGTTGTGCCTATCTTTTTCTCAAATGCTCGTGCGCGTATCATTCCGCGCTGCTTAGGTGACGCATACTGTTTAGTGTCTGTTGTGTCGCCAAATGGTTGCTCTAAGTCCTCTCGAATGGGTTTGACCTCTGCTAACGGCCCCGGCTGGCGTGCCTGTACTTCGTTGCGTGACGCTATTGATTTGCCTATTCCTAGTCCTTTCATTCCGAGCGCTCTGCCAAGGCACGATGTGCTGGCGTTCATTTGCTCGCTGTTTTTGGTGTATGGCGTTTTGCCTGGTATTGGCTCCCAACAGTACGCAACAGTTGGCAACAGATCGTCTACATCATTCCAGACTGTGCAACTAATTTCTACATAAGATTGACCCTCAACGACAACAATTACTGGTTTTGTCTCTTGTATGCGTAAATTAGGCCAACGCTTTAACGCCTCAGCCAGTCGAGTAGGTACATCTACATAATCGCCTAAATTAAATGCGTTCATAATTGTTTCACTCTTGCTAGTGCGACTGTTGCCAGTTCGCCTACTTGGTGTTTCATTTCATCTAACAACCGATTGCAATCTTGCAAATCTTTGATGCATTTGATTAGTAGGCGTTCCATTCTGCGATTGCTTTCTGTCAATACTTCGTTTGCTTGACGCGCGAGTATAAGTTCGCCCATTAGATAATCGTTAGTGGCGTGTAGTTCGTCAAATTCTTCCATTACTCCCCCTCGGTTATATATGCAATTAATGCTTTTAGTTCTGTGATTTCGTCTAGCAGTTTTGCGTTCTCTGTTTTAAGTGCGTCACGCTCACGCATTACTTTCATGCCATGTTCGGCAGAGTCGCGTAACTGCTCTCGACTGCCGTAGTGCGGGTCATAACTGCGTCTCATTCTGTCACTGTCCAAATATTGTTATCAATGTCGTGTTTTGTTAATTTATGTATCGTTATTGTTAGCCGTGTGTCCGTGTCAATATTTGTAAATTCTTTTATTAACTCATTCAATTGTTGTTGACATGTTGCAGTTTTTACAGTGACTGAACCAAAACCTTCACCTGATCGTGGTCGATATATTGCCTCAAGTAAATATTGTGGCTTTTTCATACGCATCGCCAAACAATTGCTTGATTACCAGCGCGCGTCAATCGCCTAATGCCACTGTCAATGACATGTCCGTCTCTCACTAGTGTGCCTCGAGTCGGTCTGACGGTGTTGCCTGACATGTTTAACGCTGTTTCTATTTCCTCATCGGTTGCTGGGCGACCAAGTAGGTAGGCGTGCACTCTTGCGCGTTTTTTGCCTGTTTTTGGTTTTACTTTTGTGGCGGCCTGCACACTTGTTTGTTGTGCTTCGCGCGCAATAATGACAACATCGCGGTTTATTGCTGGGCGTTCGTATGTGCCACCAAGTCCGATTGACGGTGCAAACATTTCTAGTTGGTTAGTTGTTGACACGGGTTACCAGCATTTCTAATCGGCGTGTCTCGGACTCAAGATTTTTGACTTGTGTTTCTAACTCGCTGATAATGCCCATGAGATATCGCACTTCTATTTCTAGTGTGCGTGTGCTTGTTACTGGCATTTTGCTGATCTGTTCGCCAATAAGTTTGAACTCTTGCATTCGAGCCATTACTTGTTGGTGTTCTCGTTCCATTTGCATGTCAAATGTTTCGTTGTATTCGTTCTCGGTCATTTTGTTGTCCTTTGGTTATGTGTTTAGGAATATAGCGCTTAGTAGTCGCACAGTTAATAAACTTGCGACAATAAATATGCACAAGTCTTGTAATTGGCGATCTATTTGCATGTGTTATCCCGGTGGCAGATTGACCAAGGTGACCAACCAGCTTGTTCGTACAGTAGGCGTGCCGCTTTAAGATTTGTTAACGCGTCTAGCAAAGGCTCTTGTGTGCATATGCCCATTCGTTTACAGATTAAACCGTCGTATTGTGCATGGTCAGGTTTCCAGTGCGTGCCATTTATTTGCATAATGCCACTGTCTGACATGTGCGTTGTTTCTGCAAATCCGTTTGGCGTACAGTTTGGCAAAACGCGTTGACCGCCGATGCGTCGAGGACAACAGCCGCTTTCGCGTGCACTAATTGTTAATAATTTAGGTATTTGCTCAGGTTGCCAACCTGCCTGCAATGCCACTTTTGGTAGCCATGAGCAGTCCCCATGCTTATACACAGGCTGTGGGGCAAGCGTGGTGGTCACTGGTGGCACGAAACGGTACACATCGGCTATGTACTGCCCAAAACCGCCTACAGCCTCGTAGGGCTTGCTGGTGGGTGTGGTGCTTGACATGTCTGGGCGTGGTTGTGGCACTTGGTATACGCCAAGTCCGATTGCTGATAACGCAAATGCAATAATTGCTTTGATGATGAATGGCATGGTGTGCCTCGACTTTCTCGGTCGTTAAACACCTTACACGGGATTTTTGACCACCGCAGGTATTACGCCAAACACCTTATCCCATGCCTGTTTAGCAAGTTCAGGGCTGTTACAGATCACCGGGTCAACCTCAATGTGATACCAATCGCCATTTTCAAATGTGCCAGCAATCCAAGTGCCTCGACTGCATTTCCACGATCGGTTTAGCGCGTAGTCAATGACAAGTTGTATGCCTAGCGTGTCGGCGTTTTCCAACAATTTGATGATGTACGCCAACGACACACGGCGACCGTCTTGCCTGCCCCGTTTTTTTTCCGATTGCCAGCGGTACGACAAATCAACTGCAACACCTTTCGCATGATTTGAAACAATGCCGGGTTTGCCACGAACATCACGCACAACCCAACTGCCGTTATTCCATAACGAATTATCTGAATGCCTAACACATCGCGATAGCCACAAGTCCATGCCTGCCAGTGGGCGTGTCGCAACTGGCGCTGCGTTAACTGTGTACGGTTTCACTGTCTGCCTGCTTATCTTTTTTAATGCCATTCGACGCAACCAAACCCGATAGCGCACCTGTGAGAAACACACTAATAGTGCTAAGTAGGTCAACAATGCTGCCGTCAAGTGGCGACAATTTCTCAGGCATGTTTACAAACAGCATGCCAAACAGCAAACCGATAACCATGATCGCAAATGTGACCGCCATGATTACGCCGACTATAAAAACTAGTCGAGCGTGCAACGCCTCATTTTCTAATCTCGCACCTGTCCGCAGTGACATTTTGACACGGCCTTTCTATAGTTACATTTTTAGTTTGATAAATTGTTGTGTTATTAGATTTAGTTAACGAACACGCCGACAATAAACAGCAGGTAATTAAAGTTGCTCGAATAGTAGCCATTTTTGTAATTCTTCATTCCAATAGGTGTTTGGTGGTGGTGTTGGTTTTGGTGTTGGTGGTTGCCAGTCACCGTTTGCGTCAAGTGTCCACGACGGGTATGGCTGGGGCGCTATAAAATTGTTTGTTGCTGCGTCGTATGTGTAGCCAATGCCTGCAAAGTTTTTGTCTGTGTCTGTAAATGTTTGTACCCATACACCGCCTAACAGATTGTGACAAAATTCTGTGCCATTTGGTATGTCATCGTTTACAACAATAACTTCTGTGACAATGTCAGCGACTAGTTGTGCGTAATATGCCATCAGAAAGTAATCGTTCCTGAACCAGTAAATGTGTAAATCGTTCCGCTCACTGTTGGTGACCCTGTAGTCGATGCCGCCAGTTGTCCTGCGTCAATAATCACGACACCCGACCCCCCGTTACCGCCGTTTCCGTCTGAGATACTTTGACCGCGACCACCACCACCACCACCTGAGCCAGTGTTTGCTGTTGCGGCTGCGCCATTAGTGCCCGATGTGGCACTATACAAACCGCCTGCACCAGCGCCACCAGTTACCGAACCACTGCCACCACCATTACCGCCACCGCCTGAGCCGCCACCTGCGTAGGCGACTGAACTGCCAGTGATTGAGACTGATAACGCTGCACCACCAGCGACCGATGTTGAGCCAGTCGCGTTTGCTGCTGCACCACCAGCACCACCACCTGAACCGCCGCCGAGAAAGTTGCCGTTACCTAAACCGCCATCAAAACCCTCATTTGGCGTTCCAGTACCAGCAGGGCCAGTTTTTGGTGCACCACCACCGCTACCGCCATTGCCTGCCGAAGCGTCGTTGTAACCACCTCGACCGCCACCAGTTGTCGTAATCGTGTCAAATACTGACGCGTTACCAATAACACCAGAGTCGTTGCTAACACCACCAGCGCCACCAGCGCCTACAGTCACAGTTAAAGCAACACCAGTTGCACGCAATAAAGGTGTTTCTAAACTCCCGCCACCACCCGTAGCAGTCACCGTTGATCTGAGCCCGCCCGCACCGCCAGCGCCACCATTGTTTCCACCAACTGCACCGCCCCCACCGCCCGCGACCACTAAATAATTTATTGTGACTGCACCAGCCGAATTGACTCCGCTAAGAATTTGCATTGCTTATGCTTTCAAGTTGCCGACAACAAACCAAGTATTAGTGTCAGTCTTAACACAAGTCGCAACCGCGTACTGTGCATTGAGTTTAAGTTTTGCACCGTCGCTATTTAATGTGACACCGCTACCGGCCACAATAGTTGTAGCACCTGCACCAAGTTGAGCAATGTTTAATTGTGTACCAATGCCGTACGCCACTGATGAGTTCGGTGGAATAGTAATTGTGTTAGCGCTCGCATTTGACATAGTTACTAATTTGCCGTCATCAGTTAACACCGCCGTGTAGGTTGCACCAGTCTGGGCGTTAATTGCAATCATCGCTGTCGCCAGCGCGTTTTGCTCCGCTGCAGTCAAAACCTGTGATGCCGTGAAACTTTGTCTTGTTGCCATAGTTGCTCCTTAGATTATCCTAAAACATTGTCTGAGTTGAGTATGCCGTACACCGCGTCATCAAGTATTAGTTCGTAAACGATCGTAGTAGGGCTAGTAAATAGCGCGATGCTGTGACCGTTGCTAATGCTCAGCCTGTGCTCAATACCCTCTATAGCCAATTCTTGCGCTAATTCTGTAGTGCCGGCACCGCTAGTAAAAGTTTTTTCTACCGTGATTGTGTCGCCAATATCTATTGTTGCCAGCGTGTCGCGCTGGCCTGTAGTCAACATGTTGAACTGTGTCTCTACGCTTGTGTACCGCGCCTCAGGCTCACCCTCTAGCAAATACTCTGCTAGTGACAATGCTGCAGCGTTATTGTGTAGCAACGACTCTGTGATGCTTTCAGTTTGTATAAAGTACACGCCCTGACTAGTTAGGTCCTCTGCTACTTGTGGCGTGTTACCGCCAGCAATGGTCACTGACGCGCGATTGACTACCTGATCTGCCTCAAATGTTATGCCTACCCCGTTGTATAAATATTGTGTGCCATCATCGTGGAAATCTGCAATTGAGCCTGACAGCGTGTTGCCAAGCCTTGCATCGAATGTAATGTCGCCATCTCTTGACATAAACAAACGACCCTGCTCTGCCTGCTGAATACGAGAGCAATATTCAAGCACATTTGTACCGTCTGCAATTGTGTACGCTGCAGCACCGCCAAGCGTCTGCGTGCCTGTAGCAATGTCGCGCTGAGCAATAGGAAAATCAACCTCAGGTCTGTCTAGTACCGCGCTAAGTCGAGCGCTACTTAACTGCTCGCTGACATTGAACTCTGCAAAATATGTTTGTGCCAACAAATAAAAATCGTCTGCACAATAAACAGTGACAGTGTCAATACCGCCTAGCGCAAAGTTGTAGTCATAGTTAACGATGTAGCCAGTAAACAAATATTCTTTAACATTGATGTCGCTGTACCGAGACAGTCGCACTTTGCGCATAGGCGCTAGTCCCGGCTTTTGTGTCGTGCTGTCGTAATACGGTGATTGCTGGTCAAATGGGTTAAAAATTCCGCTGGTGTCTAACAATGTAAATGACATACTGCTAGCGCTGAATTGATCGCCAATATCACGCCGACCGCGCTTCACAAACACATTCGTGCAACCATCTAATACTTCTGCAAAATTAGTTGTACCGTCAAGCACATATTGCGTATTGTTTAATACGCCAGCCGTTGTTGAGTCAAGAATAAATGCGTCTTGTACAAACCCTGTGTCAATCTCTAGCGAGTAGTTACCCGACCCGACAACAGCGACACCAGACATCAGGCAATTTCTAGTTGTAGTGGGCCAGCACTGCGATTGTATGCGCGCAACGCATTGACTACCGCTTCACCAATATCTGCACTTGTTGACAAACCACCGTTAACATTTACTGTCATTGACGCAATGCGTTCAGCGTTGCCACCGGTAAAACCGGGTATGTTGCTCGGCCCGACATAAGGCCCACCGCCGCTAACGACTGGCGTAAACGACCCACCGCCACCGCCACCACCGCCGCCACCGCTGGTGATTGCTGGTGACATAATTGGAATGCTTGCAATGTTTGGCAAAATAGCGCCACCAAATGAGCCTGTGCCGCCCTCTCGAGCAGCACCGCCACCCGATACCGCGCTAGTACCTGTACCGCCAATAGTTGGTATTTGTGGCGCAATTTTTGTAGCAATATTGTCTAGACCCGGTATTGCATTTATCACCATTGCTACCGCGTTGTAAAGCAAGTAAAGTGCTGAAATAGCGCCATTAATGTACCCAATAACTGCGTTAATAACCATGTTTACGCCTGATCTAAAACTCTCAAATTTTTGATATGCAGCAAACACTGCAAGACCAAGCGCTGTAATTCCTGTAGCCCACAACACAAATGGGCTTGCGTTTAGTGCAAAGTTAACTGCAAGAATTGCTGTAGCAATTGTGGCAATTGCACCTGCTACTCGAGTAAATGTTTGTGGGTTGTTGGCTGCCCATGTAGCAAAATCTTTTATTACTGGCAATACTGCTTGCACCGCTGGTAGTAAAGCCTTGCCGATAGATACTTGCAAGTCAGCCATCTGTGCTTTAAGTACTCGACTGCTGTTAGCAAGACCGTCAGAAGTTCTAGCAAAGTCGCCTTGTGCGTCACCTGTTTGTTTATAGATCAAAGATTGTGCGGCAAGAATTTTTGTTTGTGCCGACAACGCACCAGTGGACACTTCAAGACCTAGCGCTAGCGCTTCATCTCGTAAGGCTGCGTCGCTTAACAAAACACCGAACTGGCGCAACGGTTCAGCCTCTCCACGCAACGCCGACCCAATTGCGTTTATAGCCTGCTCGGGGGTTGTGTTATTAAATGACGCTAAGTCCGATGCAAGTGCAGTAAAGTCATTGCTAAATGTTGCCAAATCTTCGCCAGATAATCCTGCTGCTTTGCCAAATGTGCCGAATGTGCCTGCGGCTTGCAAGACTGCATTTTGTGATTGGCCTAAAGAAATTGCTGCCGTTTTAGCAAAATTTTCAATGCTTGCAGCGCCTTCACCAAACACAACATTAACTTTGCTTAAGTTTTCCTCTAAGTCTGACGCTGCCATGATCGCTGGGCCTGCTGCTGCCGCCAAACCTGCAAGCGCGGCTGCTGCTGGTAGCGCTGCCTTTTTAATAGCAAACTGAGCTTTTTCGCCTGCAGTTTCTAATTGTTTAAACTCTGCAATTGCTTTAGAAATGCCTTTGCCGTCATACTCAGAAATAATTGGTATAGATAATGCCATTACAAACCTTTCTGCACTGTGCGCGACGCTTCAGCAATCACACTTTTCATTTCACGCTCAATGCCTCTACGCGCCGAATATACCGCAGGCCCAATAAGTCGAGTGCGACCCGGGCGCACAGGGTCAAGATTGTTGCTTAATCGGTTTGCGTTTGCTCGACCTGCAGTTTCAAAGATTGCTGCAGCCTGATCTTTTTGGATAATAAGAATTACGCCAACAGCGTTACGCCTAGTGTCGAATTTCATTTGCACACCTGCTTTAGCGCGTGACACATCAAAGCCTTTAATGCTTTGCGGTGGTGTGCGTTTCTGTGATTTCCAATTACGCGACAATCCAGATAGCGGTACTTTTGTGTACATGTTTTTAGCAGCGTTCATTGCTGGCTGTGCAATTTGTGTTGCCGATGCCTTAAATTCTTTGGCAAGTTCTTTGTCAAGTTTGTTTAATTGATTAATTGTGTCTTTAACACCGACAACTTCAATGCGTGCAGTCGTTGTCATTGTTGTTGCTTTTGTACAATGTATGCAACGGTTGCGAGGTCGCGCGCTTCAAATGGTATTTGGGTTGGCCACCACCCTAACGACACGAGCATTTCTGCTAACTGCCTTCGGTAAGTGCCAACCCCGTAGGGTTTCCCACTGTCTCATCTACACCTGATATTTCCATCATTGGGTTTGCTTTAACCCATTTGCGCCAGTCCACTGGCAGTGTGTCACCGCGCATTTTTAATATTAAATATGCCCAGCAACATAAGTCGCTGTAGCCGATGCCTTTATTGTCAGCAACTTTGCGATCTTCTATGCGTTCCCATTCGCAGACTACAAATAGGTTTGTTGTTAACTCGAATGCTGGCTCGCCGTCATTCATGTCAACTTTTATTTTTATTTTCATGCGTGTACCTTCCCGGTTGGTCTTGCGTTGTTAGTTCTCAGCGGCCAGTGCCGCGCGATCATGCGACCGCTTTAGTCAATACGCCGCCAGTAAAGGTCAGTGTGATTGTTGACAATTCGCCAAGTGATGCATTAATTGGTGTATGCGCTGACAAGTATGCGCCAGTCAATGTGTAACTAGGGTTTGTTGCACCAACTGCAGCAGATGTTGGTTTTAAAACCAGCGTTGTTTGGATACCGACAAGACCGTAAATTGTTGCTTCAGTTTCCGATGCTGCATACGACTGGTACAACTCAACTTCAATGCTGTTGTTTTGCAAAGATGTCACTGTTGACGCACCATATTTGCGCGCGCTGTCACCAAACGCTGTGGTTTCAAGTTGCTCTAACACATAGTTAATTGTGGCGCTAGTGCACTGATCTTGGAGGTCGACGGCATTTATTACTAGGCTCGGTTGGCTGAGGTAGACGGAAGTGGCCATTTTGTGTTAGTCCTTTTCTGTTTCTGTATCTTTAGTTTTAACAGATTTTGTGGGCTTGTGTGGGGATATGTGACCGCCAGCGACCAGCACATCAATGTTTGAATGCTCTAAATCGGCTGTATCAATAACTGTGTCACGCGCCCACATAAGTCGATCACTGGTAACTAGATATTTGCTCATGTTGTTGATGCTTTCATTTGTATGTTTAACGATAGTGCAGGGTAGTCGACACCGCCGATTGTCAGTGTGGTTGGTCTGCCGTCAGTGACCGCAACTTTGGCTGCCAATACTTTGGCTGCAATGTTTAGTGCGTTGCGGTATGCGTCAGCGTTGCTAGGCCCGAGACTTATAACGGTCACTGGAATTGACATGTCAACTATGTTGCTATTAAACGCAGTAAACGACATTGCATCTAGCAGTATGCAGGGAGGTTGTACTGATCGTGGGTCTGTCACACAAACCAAGCCCGAGACTGCGTTTAGTGTTGTGGCAAGCGTGTTAATTGCAGTGTTAAATAGATCGTTGTATGTTTGCGCTGCCATCAGGCAACCTGTGGTCTGTCAACACCGATCAACTGTTTAACCAGTGGCGAAAGTCCATTAGTCGAGCCTTGAGACATGCCATCAAATGATGCAAAATCAGATATTCCACCGCGCTGGCGGTACAAAGCGCCACCATACATGATCGTGCCTAGCGTGACATCGCCCCCGGGCGAAGTTGTGAGACTGTCGTGATAGCCACATTCTTGTCGTCTGCGATAAATGAAATTGTTTGCAGCGCTTGCGCATTGTGTCACGAATGTTGTGTCGTCAGCGGTCGCGGTAGCGATACCTAGCCATGTCAATATTTGTGCTGCCGTAATCCATGTGCAGGTCTGTGTGTAAGTAACCGTGCCTGAGTAGTCAACATTAAATTCAACAC